TCCGTAGCAGCCCCCGCAGCAGCCCACGCAGCAGCCCACGCAGCAGCCCGCGCAGCATCCTCCGTAGCAGCCCCCGCAGCAGCCCACGCAGCAGCCCACGCAGCAGCCAGATATTGCTCTGTGGCCTCACCGATGGCAAATCGCTCGGCTACCTCGACAGCGGTCCGGCTTCGCTGGTCGGTCAGGAGATCCCACATCTTGCGCCCATCGGACAACGGTGTTTCTCGGACACAGGCACAGGCGATCAGGCGGTAATTCTTGGGATCTTGGTAGCCCGTCTCATCCAGTAGCCAGAGCATCCAGTCCGCTCGGCGGCAGGCTTTCCACGCCGTGGCCAGATCGGGCTGAGTTGCGGCCCAGACTTTAGCGTCTTTGCAGGCATCTAGCCTCTTGAGGAGATCATTGAGAGATTCTGACATATTTCCCCCTTGAAATTGTGGTTAAGTGGCTGTATACTGAATGGATTGGATGTCTTTGATAACTCGGAACATTACCAGGTGATACCATCAGCGCAGGCCGTGAGGCCCCGACCAACCGATACACAATGGATGGTCAGACAATCACCACAGAGTCTCATTCCGTAAGGGTGCCCCTCCCCCGTTATGGCCTTCTGTCTTGCCGCACTGATCGCACATTGTGCCCCGTTTGTGCCATCCGGTAGGGTTGAGGCGCTTCCAGCCTACCCTTCCCTTTGGGATCTTGGGGGATTTTACCTTGTGAGGTGGACGATCCACCTTTTCGACAATGGCACCGATTGAAAACAGATGATCGAATGCCAGCTTGTCAATTTCTTTCAGGATCATGGCTTCATTGATCTGGAGCATGAGACCCTCACGCCGCTTCAATAGCGGATTCAGCCTTAGTAATGCCAAGGATTCGGTCAGCCGCTTTTTGTGCTTTGCCAGCCGCCAAGACAAAGGCTTTCGGGTCTGACTTGAGAAAACCTAGCCAGCTTGCAATATAGGCGGCTGACTGATCCAAGGTAGAATCTAGGCCACACTGGGCCGATAGAAACGCGGCTGAGAGTTCTGCAATCAACTCTTCCCGTGAGTACTTCTCTTGAACCTGGGAGAGTTCACGATTGAGCCTGGATTCATGGCCGGTAGAATGTCCCATTTCATGAAACAAGGTATTGTAATAGCTTGCAGGATCAATGAAGGTTCCAGGTTCAGGTAATCGGATCGAATCCAATGCGGGAATATAGCAGGCTCGATCACCACCATGTTTGAGGCTAGGTCGGTTCTGATATCGGTTCCAGATTGCTTCAGCATCCTGGATCGGATCAAATGGTGCCATCGGCTCAGGTTCGGGAAGGTTCAGCCCGTCACACTGTTCCACATTGAAAACCATGTAATAACGGAGCATTGGAACCTTTTTAACCTTGGTAGGTTCCTTTTCATCCTTGCAATCGAGCATTTTCCAGTAAACAACTGGGATACCTTTTTCTCCCTTGCGGACCTGACCGCCAGCCGCTTGGATCATCTTATAAGTCCCAAACACTGGGTTTTGATAGTCCAGCATCCCTAGCAAGAACCAATTCGAGCCAGAATAGCATCGGCCTTCAAGGTTCCTAGGTCTAGTCCCACCAGAGGCTTTAACACTAGACCATGGTTTGCGCCATGGGATGGTTCCAGATTCCAGTTTGGCTAGGATCTGATCCGTGATGATCTGGTATACATCGTTAGCCATGTTATTCTCCTTCAGGACGAGAGAAGGTTAGATGATGACCGAATCATTGGCCAGAGGAAGAGACAGGTAAGCAGACCTACTAGGCACAATGCCAGCATCGTCCTGAGTCATGGTTCGGCCTAGCCAATTCAGATCCACCAATACAGGCAGTCCAGGTAGACTGTGATCCTTGGTTAGGCTATAGGTTGTGTTGAGGTTGAGCATCGTAGCCTCCTAGGTATTACTAAGCATGACCCACGCCAAACCTGGCACAACGAAAACAAAGGACTTAGCTCAAGCCAGAGGATCAAGACTGACGCAATAGGCGCACGAAAACCAAGCGAATCACGCGATAGCCCTTATTTATCAATCAAACAAGACATGACGCTGCGAGGCCATAGAATGACTCAACACGTCACACCATTTGAAGGTCTGCCATTCGTTCCAATGCCAATAGGATCACACGGCCTCACCACAGAGCAGGAACAAGCTCTGACACTCCTCCAAGAACAATGGAGACTAGATATGGTAGAGGCCAGGCTCAAAGCAAGCAGAGCCAGATTCCCCGCCAATGTTGCATAATTCGTGCCCCTAGAACGATTTAGCCTGTATCCCTACACACACCCGGCAACTCCAAAGCCTTGTAGAAGCCTGTATTATGTCTCCCCACTGTGTAAAAAGTGTCCACATGACTAAAAAGTAGTCACTCCACCTTATAAGATAGAAACCAGGAGACCAGCCATGACAACCGAGACAGAACACCAGGCCATCATCCTGCACTCTCTCAAAGACCTATCAGCGCTCACAACGGTCATGAACATCAGGCACAGGCAGCAAGAAGACGAAAGGCAGCTTAACCTGTCACCTGAAAATGACAAAAAGTAACTCACTCACAGTCGCGCGCGCTCATTTCGTGAAAACCCGAAACATGTAAATGTTGTCATCCGTAGATATTAGCCCCGCCATCAAACATGATGCTGCGGGGCTTCATCAATTAAGGGTCCAGTCTTCGATAATGGTCATTATGTCTCATTCACCAATACGCTTAACCTAATGATTGCACACGATACGACCAGGCAATAATGCCTCCGAATAATGTGCAAGGCCAGTCTCAACTAGGACACCTAGTTTCGTCTTGTCCTTGTGCATCACATTGGATCTAAGTTGAGTTGATGCTGCACTTGTGAATCTGTGGCCATGCACACGCGAAGAGATGCCCATGCCTGCCTAGGGTGGGGAGGAGTCACCTTGCCGAGCGTTGGCGGGGCCGAATTCATTTGTTACTCAGACACTCTCGCATCGCCCTATTTCATTAAAACCCTCTTATTCCAGTATGTTTAAGCAAGCGTTGTTAAGCCTTATGTTAATGAATGCTCCAAAACACGGGGTGGAGATACGGGCCAAAAATTTATATCGTCACAAATTATCGCTGTTGCAGTATGTGGTAAGTGTGGATAAAAATTAGTCAGTTGGGGTGGACGGGGAGGGTGGGGAGGGGTATGTTAGGTTCATGACGAAAGCGCTGGGTGGTAGGCCCAAAATTTATGATGGGGATAAGGAGGTCTCTGAGGAGGCTAAGGAGCTTGCGCGGGGGTTGGTAGAGGGGTTATCTACGAACATGAGGCAGTTGGTTAAGTTCGGGAATGACCTGAGTATGACGCCTCGGCAGAAGCAGAAGTTAGCCTCTGAGATTTCGGTGAGTCTCTTCATGCAGCCGTTGTGGAGGGCGCGGTTTGCGGATTGGTCGATGGAGAATCCTGGAGAGGCTGCTAAGTTGGCCTTGAGCCAGGTCCCCAAAGAGATTCATGTTGAGCAGAATGTGAACCATAGCGTTGTTCTGTTGCCTGCTGGGATGAGTTCAGAGGAGTGGCTGGCGCGGAATGAGGAGATCGAAGAGGCTGAGATCGTGCCTTGGTTGAGTGAGAAGGCTCAATGACGGTCATTGCGTGGCAGCCCCAGGAACGGCAGAAGATATTCATTACCTGTCCATATCAGGAGATCCTTTATGGCGGTGCGGCGGGTGGTGGCAAGACGGACGGACTACTTGGGGACTTCCTTAATCATGCGAATCTGTATGGAAAGGATGCGGTTGGTGTGCTATTCCGCAAGTCCTTCCCGGAATTCGAAGAGGTTCTTAGGCGATCTCAAGAGATATATGGGGCTATTGGAGCGACATACAAGGACAAGAGTAAATCGTGGACCTTTCCCAATGGGGCTACTTTGCGACTGGCCTACATTGAAAGCTATGATGATGCCCTCCAGCATCGTGGCTTTCAATACACCTGGGCGGGCTGGGATGAGTTAACTCTATGGGAAACGGATGATGAGTATATCTTCATCCAATCTCGTATGCGTTCTCCCATGGGAGTGCCTACCCGGATCGTAGCGACGACCAATCCGGGTGGCCCTGGCCATACCTGGGTTATGAAGCGCTTCTTTATTGATGTGAATCCAGCCGGGATGCGGCCCCATCATATCTATTTGAACGTCGAGAAAGGTGTTGCCTTCGAGGATAAGGAACTGGATAAGGTTCCCGAGGTTAACCTTGATCCCAACATCAAGCGCCGGACTCGTATCTTCATCCCTGGGAAACTGGCGGATAATGCCTATCTGGATAATGATGGGGAGTATAGGGCTCGGCTCTTGTCGATGCCTGAGTTACAGCGCCGGATGCTCTTGGATGGACGTTGGGATGTGGTGGAGGGGGCTTTCTTTGAGGAATGGAACCCGCAGGTCCATGTGGTCAAGTCATTCAAGCCGCCCAAGGAATGGAAGCGGTGGATGGCTGGTGATTGGGGGTCTAGTAAGCCTTATTGTTTTCTCTGGGCTGCTACTTCTCCCAATGGTGATGTGTATATTTATCGTGAGTTATATGGTTCGGATGGGAAGCCGAATGTGGGAAATCGGAAAGGTGCTTATGAAGTAGGCCAGTTGATCAGATCCATGGAAGTGGAGGCAGACGAGTGGATTACGGAACGCTATCTGGATGCTTCGTGTTTCGACGATCATGGGGTAGGGACGACGATTGGGGTCCAATTTGCTTCCCCGCAAGGTGGGTCACTGTTCTTCCAGAAATCCCAGAAAAAGAACAAGGCTGGCTCTATTTCCCTGTTGAGAGACTACCTCAAGACTGTCAATGGGACTGCCCGACTAAAAGTGATGGATGTCGCTGTCAACACGATACGTTCCTTGCCTTCCCTACAAGTTGATAAGAATAATGTTGAGCAGTATGATACGGGTGGAGAGGACCACGCGGCTGATGCTCTCTGTTACTTATTGAGACGGAATATCAAGACGTTTGAGGATCAGAAGGCCGAACATAGTATCGCCATAAGAAATAAAAAGGTTTTGCAGCAATTTGGTAGTATGGGATGCCAATAGTAGTATATTAACTGAAGGGGGTCTTATGGCCAATCCAATGCTTGAGTTCTTGAAGAAGGGTAAGAGCAAGAAGAAGAAGGGCGATAAAGAATCTAAAGCGGAAGATATCAAAGAAGGTGGGACCAATCCCAAGGCGATGCAGAAAGCCGAGAAAGAAGAGGTCGGCTGATGTTCCAGGACTATATGCGCTCCCGTCTTGGTCTTAGTGGTTCTAATGTCGAATCCCCTCATTTTGCTCAGGCAAATCCTACCCCCAGTGTAGTTCCTCAAACCCAGCCAGTAGCAACCCCATCAGGTGTACCCGCTACTCCTGCGGGTTTCAATCCGATGCCTTACCATCCCTCCTTTAATCCTACCGGATGGCCCGGTCATCCCATGAACCGGAACATGGAAACCCCTAATTTCCAGCCCATCAGTAATAATCCTATGGGCGCTCCAGGCAATAATCCTCCAGTCGATGGCCAGAATACGGTTAATCCTCGTTTCAATCCTTACGCATTCTAGGAAGCCAATGATCATCAAGGGTGTTGATGTATCTGGGTTCGCCTCCTGGGGTGCGGATTGGTGGCGTAAACGCAAGAATGAGCGCATTGAGAAAGAGCGAATCTGGCAGGAATGCTGGCTGGCATCTGTCTCTAAGTTCGGTAAGACCTGGGATGATCTTCAGGACTTCCGATCCAAGCGTTATATTCCCGTGACCCAGCAAGCGGTTGAAGCGGTTGCGGCCCACTTGACGCAAGGCGTCATCCCCTATGATGAATGGTTTGAGATTCTAGGCCGGACCCCAGAGGATGAAGCCAATTCAAAGGCCAATCAGGGCCTTTTGATGTGGCAGCATCAGAAAATGGGGTTCCGGACTAAGTTCTATCAGCTTGTGAAGTATGCCTGTGTCTTTGGGAATGTGCCGTATTGCGTCAACTGGACGGAACGGATGCAGACCATCCCGGATGAGGCGGCTTTCCAAAGTCAGATGATGCAAGCCGCGGGAGTCGCGGGTATGGTGGGTGAACCGATGCCCAAGCCTGACCTTGCCGCCATGCCCATGAAAGAGCAGAGGGTCTATGATGGGCCAACCCTGGAGGTTGGGAACATCTTTGACTTCGTGATTGAACGTCATCCCAATGACCCTGACCATGCTCCTCGTTGTGTGCGATCCTTCAAGTCCAAAGCCTATCTTTTGGACATGCAGAATGAGGATGGGTACAGCATTTATGAGGGGGTTGAAGATGTCATGGATACGGATGGCCAAAACGAGACTTCAGACGCTCTTAAAAGGGAGGTTTATCGCCTTGAAGGGTTCATTGAACAGCCTAAAGGCCAGGTTGAACTCCTTCAGTTTGAGGGTGATCTCGAATTGCCGGGGCCTGATGGCCCGGTTATCTACAAAAATCATATCCTGGTGGTCGCAAATCGTTCCAAAGTGATCCGTTTTGAGCCCAGTCCCTTTGCCCATGGGATGCCTTCCTGGAATATGTTCGTCCTCTACCCTGAACCTGGTGAGGTTTATGGGCGTGGGATCATTGAACCGGCTCTTGGGCTTCAGGATGTGATCAATGTTCGTGCCAATCAGGTGATTGAAGCGAATACCTTGATCATTAATCCCTCCTATGAGGTGGTTCAGGATGGTGTTTTTGATGCCAATGAGTACATTTCGGCCCCTGGAGCGGTGAATTTGGTCGCTCAGGCCGGGAATATCCATCCGATCCAACAGATTCCACAGGCTGCACTTGGATTCCAGGAAATTGGCTTCATGATGGCCCAGCATAACCAATCGACAGGGGCACAGGCCAGTTTTACCTCAGAAGCCTACCAAAAAAGTGCTACGGAAGTGGCTGCACAGTCCGGAATGGTCCAGAGTCGGAACGCTGAAACGATCAAACACATTGAATATGACTGTGCCTTACGAATCATCAACATGCAAATGCAGTTGAATCAGCAGTTGATGGATGAAGCGGTATGGATCCGGGTAGTCGGAGATCCACAGACCCAGCAGGTTTTTGATCCCATGTCCGGCCAGCCTGTAACCCAGCAAGCTCCCCTCCAGTTGAAGGTTTCTCCCTCCGATATTGAAGGGAACTTTGACTGTTATGCGGTTGGTGCCGCGAATGTAGCGAATGCCCAACAGCAGATGGCCCAGACCATTCAATTGGTGAGTGTCTTTGGCCAGTCTCCAGGCGCTTCAGTCATTAAGTGGGATGTCCTTGCGCGTGATACTTTCGCCCTTGCTCGGATGAGAAATTCCTGGAAGTACATCAAGACTCCCCAAGAGGTTCAAAGTGATCAACAGCAGCAACTCGCTCAGCAACTTGCTCTCCAACAGGGCTCCCAAGGATCCAACCAAGGATCTGGCGGACCGGGAGGCGCTAACTCGGCTGGCTCACAACCCGGACCTACAGGTGTTTCTAGCATGGCTGGACTGGCAGAACAGCACGGCGCTCCAGCCAATGGACCTCTCCCAGAACAACTTGCTGGCAGTCGTCGGTAAACGAGAAGGGTTTAAGGAATTGATTTATAGAATTGCCAAGCTCTTTGAAAACCTGTAATACTCACCTAACGGTCAGAGATGACGTTAAATATCGACTAGGAGGGACTTATGAGCCCAGACGAACTTGAAACAGGCGAAGTGGAAACCGCAAACCCCGAGGTTCAAGAGGAAGTCAAGGAGCCTGAAAAGCCAAGGCGAATTGAAGTTGATCCCGATGAACTGAAGGAATTGAGGGAAACGGTTCGCAGACAGTCGGAAGAACTGCACCAGCATAAACTTTGGCAGATGCAGCAGTATCAGCAGCAACAGCGTCCCGCAGACATCCCGGTAGACCCGGATGTTGAAAGGGTAATCGCACCTGTCGTCCAGAAGGCGCTTCGGCCTGTTATGGAAGAAAATGACCGGCTAAAAGGGCAGATCGTGGGCCTTGCGGAACAGGCAAGAGTACAGGCCAACATTGACTACATTGAGCGCAATATCCCGAATTTCGAGGAAGTGCGTCAGGACTTGGCAAAGGAAATCGAAGCGATGCCAAAGAATGAACAGGATATGGTGCTTAACTCTCCTACCCTCATGGTGCGGCTTGCTCAGGCAATTAACGCCGGGAAGGGTAAATCAACCAAACAGGAGACTCGGAGTCGGGCTTTCAGTGAGTCGTCTACCGGGACTTCACCATCAAAAAACACAAGTGCGGCTGGTGCAGTTGATTGGGCAAACCTGAGTGACGCAGAATTCGCGGCTCAAGAAGCCAGGATCGAACAGGCCAGGCGCCGACGATAAAGGAAACTAGAAATGGCCGTTACTAATACTGGTACACTTGCTGCCATTACCCAATATGTGCAGCGCAAGGGCTTGTCTGTCGCTGAACCTAATATCGTCTATGGCGAATACGGGCTCAAGAACAGCATCCCTCAGAAGAATAGCAAGACCATGGCCTTCCGGCGCTATGAGCGTATTGCTCCTACGACTGGCAAGGATGCTTCGACGATCAAGAGCCTGGTGGAAGGCACGGTCCCCACGGACACGCAGCCGACCATTACGAATGTGACTGTCACGCTGGCTCAGTATGGCAACCTCTTCCGTGTCTCGGATCAGGCTGAATGGATCAATGAAGTGTCGGTTGACACGGAGTTGATGGCCCGCAACTCTGAGAACATGGCCCAGACGGTTGAAACCGTCTATCGTGATGGCATCATGGGTGGCACGAACTTTGGTCGTCTCTCTGACTCCATCGGAACCATCGTGGCCACGGCCCGAACTAATACCGCTGGTAAGATCAATGCTGTGGCTCTGGATAAGGTTGCCCGTATCCTGAAGGGTGCTGATGCCAAGTTCTACAGCGAGCAGATTGATCCTTCCACCAAGATTTCCACGCAGGGTATCCGGCGCTCCTATGTCGGGATCATCCATCCTGATGTCGAGTTCGATCTTGAGAGTGTGCCGGACTATGTGCCTGCCGCGAACTACTCCAACAATGCAGGGCTGATGAAGGGTGAAGTGGGTTCCTACCGGAATATCCGGTTCGTGACCTCCACGCTTGCCAAGATTTACCCTGACTCTGGCGCTTCGGCTGCTGGCACGAAGTCAACGAGTGCTTCTCTTTCGGATGTCTATCCGGCCCTGATCTTCGGCAAGGAAGCCTATACGGTAGTGGATTTGGCGAGTGCTGCCAATATCTTCTATACCCCTGCTTCCAGCCAGGACCATGCGAATCCTTTGGGTCAGTGGTTCTCTCTGGGCTGGAAGGCCATGTGTGGTTCAGTCATCCTCAATGATGCCTGGATCTATCGTCTTGAAACCGTGGCCTCGGCTTAACCCTAACCTAAAAGGAGAATTGATATGGCTGTTGGTGTTCTTACTGGTTATACGATGGATGCCGTTAGTGGCGTTGGCGTTGGCACTCTTACTGCTGATGGCACTCCTGCCGCTTGCTCCATCTTCTGTGGCTTTACTCCCCGTAAGGTTGAAATGGTCCAGACCTCTGGAACGGTTGGCAATGCTGCTTTCACTTCGGCAGACAGCACCATGACGACCGACTATTGCATCCAGACAACCGCTGCAGGTGTTACCACTATTGTTACGAGTAATGGGTATAAGTTCTTGACGGGTAGTGAAGCGGCTCCTGCTGCTAAGGCTACGGGGTCGCCCAATAGTTCTGGGCCTGGTGTCACGATTGGAACTGTTCCCCAGACTACGGCGTCTGCTGCTTATCGAATTACGATCTATCGTTAGTTTTTCACAGGGAGGGGGCTATCGTAGCTCCCTCCCTCCCTATGGGTAAAAAGGAGATCGCCATGAGCGAAGTTGATGGACGCACCAAGGCTGGAAGAGAACTGAAGTCCAAGGAAAGCCTCCCTGCTAAACCTAAGTTCTTTGAAGAACCACCCAAACCCGAACATCCTGATATGGTGGAATCTGCTAGACCCGTTAGGCAGGGGGTTTTCTCCGGTCAGTGTCGGCGGTTTATCATCCATAAGGTTCCCGGTTGTTCTGAGTGGGCCTTTGCTGGACCTGGAACTTTGACTCCGGTTCATATTCAGCGCGGTAAAGAGGTCGTTCTTCCTGAAGAGTACTTTGAAGCTTTCAAGTCTGCTGGTGTGGAATGCCTAATGTGTGATATGACCGATCCTCACCGGGATCCTGAATACTATACAGAGTACAAGACCAACTACCCTTACCAGGACATGGGACCGGCATCCTGGGATGAATACATGGCATTCAAAGCAGAGAACAGCAAGAAGGAACACCCCAACAAGGCCCGTAAGCGGTAAGAAAAACGAGGCGGAAAAATGGCATATGGCATTCATTCTGATGTAGCTGTAGATCAATTCGGGAATGCCCTTGCTAATGCGAGTGTGACTGTCTACTCGGTTGTAGCTGGTTCTGTCGTCACCAATCCACTTGCCACCATCTATTCTGCGGCTTCTTCAATTACGGCTACTCCGACCCAGCAAGCTAATCCAATGACCACGGATGCTCTGGGGCGCTATGCCTTTGGCGCTCCAGATGGGTTCTACGCTATTGATATCAGCGGATCGAACTTCCCAACCTATCGGGTCTACAAGAATCTGGTTACGACCTATCTTCCTGGGGCCGGGGGTGTGGCAAGCGTAGCGCTTGCTCTTCCTGCTCAATTCGCCATTTCGGGAAGTCCCGTAACGGGAACTGGAACCTTGACTGGAGCCTGGAACACTCAGGCTAACAATCTGATTTTTGCTGGGCCTTCAACTGGAGGTCCACTTGCCCCTACCTTTCGTGTCCTAGTAGCTAGTGATCTTCCTGCTTCCGGTATAACCCCGGCTGCTTATCAAGCCATCAATACTACTACGGGGGCCTTAACGCTCTGTATTTTCTCTATTGATACTGCTGGACGAATCACTGGAGCAGCTTCCAATAGTTTCACGGTCCCACTTTATTCAACACAAGGGACATGGGCTAAGGCACAGAATGTAGCCTCAGTTGCCTTAACTTTTGGTAATCCACTTGTGACCGACGCCACACTTGGGAACGCATTCCAGACTACGGCCACGGCTAACTTTGTCTTCCAGAACCCCACGGGACTTGTCAGTGGTGGGACTTATCTCTGGGAGATCACCCAGGATGGAGTGGGGTCACGGTTGATCAGTTCCTATGGCTCTCTCTTTACCTTCCCAGGTGGGACTCCAGGTGTTCTATCAACTGCGGCTGGGGCTGTGGATCTTCTTACGGCCTACTATGATGGGACCAAACTCCGATGCACACTCTCAAAGGCGTATGCTTAATCCTATTGATGGGGTGTACTGATATGTCTTTTACGCTGCCAGTTGGTCAATTTCAGCCCGCTGGGGCTGCATTGCTTATCCGACCAACTTCAGTTGTAGATACGGTTGGTGCAGGAACCATCACTAATTCAAGTAATGCTTATGATGCTTTCCCATATACGTATGGTGTGTGGACAGACGCAGCTAATACCCCTTCTCAAACTACTTATTCTATTTATTCTTTCTCTTCAGGTACGGTTACTGCTTCTCAACTGATCTATATTGTTTATTCTTATGATTCATATTCTCCTGGAACATCAGGTGCCTTATATCTTTCAACCGACAGCGGTTCAACCTATCCCCTTAGTGTAGGCAGAAATCTCAATGATGGATTGACGCATACAGATTCTATCATTATACCTGATGGGATAACCATTTCTAATATAAAGTTAAAGGTATATCCTTATTGCGCGCCCTTACCACATATTAGCAATATGCGCGTTTATGATCTTTATATACAATAGGTGATTAATGACAACCGTTCAATTTACGCCTAATCAGACTCCGATTTTAAGGGATGTGGTTAACCGTATCTTGAATGAATGTGGTATTCAGAGCCAGGCTGATCTCACCACTTCACAATTTCTAGGAACGATTACAGCTATCAACGCTACCAATGATGCAGTAAACGACATCAAGTTTAGGAATCGCTGGGAATGGCTGAAGCGTACGGCTGTGGTTCCTTTGGTTGCCGGGATTGGTTCCTATGCCATGCCTGCTGATTTTGTAAGGATGGCCCATCCTTTTTCTATGTGGAATGGTGTAGTCCTCGGTGCTTCGCTACGTGAGTTGACTCCAGATGAATTCTGGCAAATCGTTCCGGCCATGACTATAACCTCTCCTGGAACACCCCAGTACTACATGGTTGATTCCAGTGTCGTGACGCTCTCTCCTGCACCAGATTCAAACTTCATCGCCCTTTGGCCTAATCTCCAGTACATCTATTATCAGGGACCGCAGAGTCCATTAGGGGCGGCTGATCAGCTTCTAGCGGTGGATGTGCCACCTGAATTCATTGAAGCGCTAGTTGCCTTTGGCGAGTG